AAGACGGCGACTTGGACGCCAGCAACGCTCTGTCGGACCTGGACAAGAGCCACGCTGACCAAATCGGCATGAGTTACGAGGACTATGCCAAATACAAAAATATGCGATCGTTTTCGTTCGCCGACCGGAAGGTTTCCCGTTCGTTCAATCCGGGCTTTCAGATCGCGAAGGTGACGAAATGACCGCTGCGACTCGCGACATCACCACCCCCTGGCAGCTCGGGGAAATGGAAGACTATCCGGTCAAAGGTGGCGTGCAGATTTTCGATAACACGATGGTCTGCTTGGACGCTGCCGGGTACGCGGTACCGGGCGCCGACGTTGCCGGATACAAGTTCATCGGGATCGCCCACGGTGGAGTTGATTCTCGGTTGATCGCCGATGGCGTGAAAAACGTTCGCGTCAAGAGAGTCAACGAGCACGACTTCGAATCCACCGGAGCAGCGATCGATCAGACGAACATCGGAGATCCGATGTACATCGCCGATGACAAAACCGTTTCGACGGTCACCGCCAACAGCATCCAAGCTGGAAAACTCGTCAAGGTTACCACTGAAACCAAAAACGCCCGCATCTGGATCACCCCAGTCACCCGCGCGGTTAGCTAGAAAGGTTTGCACAAATGAGCTTTGGGAATAAAGAGGAACTCTACCAAGCACTTTACGTTCGGTGGAATGCGCTGTTCTTCGACCAGTTGACCATGGCAGGCGCCGCGCTTCAGCCTTTCATGAGCTTGGTTGCAATGCCGTTCAGCTCTTCGGCTGCGGTGGAAGAACACGTTTTCATGAACGCCGTTCCGGCCATGAAAGAATGGCTCGACGAACGGCAAATCAGCCGGCTGAGTGGCGAGAAGTTCCAGATCGTCAACAAAGACTGGGCTAACGCTGTTGAGATCGATCGCAACGACGTGCGGCGCGAGCGGTTCGACATTATCGACCGCAGCCTGATGTCACTTGCCGACCAGGCCGCGATCAACAAGATCAACCTGATCGTCGAGCTGTTCAACAATGCTCGCGTGAACCTCGGCTACGATGGCGTTCCGATGATTTCCGCCGCGCACCCGCGCACCGTTGGCGCCGATCAGTCGAACCTGCTCACGGATGCACTCGACTCTGACAGTCTGCAAGCGGCTTACATCCGTCTCAAGACAATCCGCGACGACCAGAACGAGCGGATGAACCTGAACCCGACCCACCTGGTTACTGGTCCAGATCTGGAGTTCAAGGCCAAAGAGCTGGTCATGAACGAATACCTGGCCAATGGCGCCACGAATATCAACCGTGGGCTTTTGACTCCGGTCAGCGTGGACGGGATCAACGCCGGTCTTTGGTTCGTTTGCGATTTCAGCAAACCGATCAAGCCGTTCATCGACCAAGAGGAAACAATGGTTTCCTTTGACATCTTGAATCGGCCGACCGATCCGAACATGTTTCACAGCAAGAAAATCCTTGCCGGTGCGGATTACAGCGGAAACGCTGGCAATGCGCTTTGGCAACTGATGGTCGGTTCGGACAGCACAACCTAGAGTCGGGACGTGCGATAGCACGTTTTTCTGCGTCTAGCCCACGTTACGGGCGAAGCGCCGATGGTCGGCCCGGGCTGCACCCCCGGGTTTCGGTTCGATTCCGAAGGGCGCAAACTGAAACAGGGTGACCGATGTCATATGTCGACGATACAACGCTTATCGAGCACATCGCCGAACGCGACATCATACAACTGTGCGATGACGAAAAATCGGCAATCAATGAGCTAACTCTTGCTGGCGCAATTGTCGCTAACTCGAAAATCAGACAGCGAATTGACAACGCTGTGCTCAACGCCGAAAGCCAGATCAACGCGCTTTCACGGAAGCATTGGGAAGTCCCGATCCGCATCGATGCCGGCGATCCGTCGGAGCCATCCAACACGCCACCGCTGATCGTCCTGCTTTGTGCGCAGCTGACAATCGTCAAACTATTTCAGCGCAGGGCGGGCGATTTCACGGACATCCCCGACAGCATCAAGGACATCCGCAAGGAAGCGGCCGACATGCTGAAAATGATCAACCATGGTGACGTTGACCTGGGGATTAATCCGGCCGTCCAGCGTTCGCCGATGGTCGTTGCAACGGCTGTTGCATCAACCGAAGAGCGGCTTTTTACGCAGGAAACGCTGAAAGACTTCTGATGGCGTCAATCGAGCTGCAATACTTTTCGCAACAAGCGCAGCGCAAGATCGCCAGCCTGCGAAAGAATGCGCGCGACCTTCGACCGCTTTGGCGCGAGGTTCACCGGATCCTTTACGATTCGACGATGCGCAATTTTGATGAAGGTGGCCGCAATCCGAAATGGAAAAAGCGCACGCGCAATTACCCGTGGCCCATCCTGCAAAAGACCAGGCGGCTGCGGAGGTCGATTTCAAAGCGGTTTGACGGTAGGTTTCCGGTTCTGAGGACGCGCGTCCCATATGCGGAGTATCACCAATTCGGGGCACCAAAGGCCAAATTGCCAAAGCGGCCGTTCTTTGTCATTCGGCGCGAGGATAGGATCGCAATCCGCAAGGCCGCTGAAAAGCACCTTGGGCGTGGTGTCGTATGAGACACGGCGGGGAAAGCCAGTACGGAAGCGCACAGTATGGCGGCATGCCATGGGGCATTCAGCCGAGCTATGTGCTGGAACAAATGAAATCCGCGCTTTCGATCTACCGCAAAACGCCGACCGGCGGATGCGTCAACACGATCGAAGAGCTGTTCGGGTCAATCGAAGAGCCAGAGGTGATCAACCTTGCGCTGAAATCCCAAACGCCCGCCTACCTCGTGAACTATCGCGGGGCAAGTTGGGAGCCGAAGGGAACCAGAGGATCTCAGTTTTCAGGGGCGCACCGGTTCGTGGTCCTGTCGATTTCTAGCAATTGGCGCGACCGCCGTGACCGCATCGATAACCGAAACATCTATTACCCCAGCTGCGAAAGCATGTCGGCCTGGGCGTTCCGCGAAATCGTGAAGCGGTTTCAATTCGATATCCAAACCGCGCGACCAGAGGACAAGGTTTACAAGATGTTTCCGGTCAACGAAGAACCGTTCTTGTACATCAATTCCAGGTTTATCTACATGCTCGAATTTGAGTGTCAGCTATTGCGCGATGTCTACGACAACCCGGATGATGGCGCGCAATTCGAAGAGCTTGGAATCGTGCACACCCCACAGCCAGAACCAGCGCCACTTTTTCAGGAAGACGGCGTGACACCGAATAGCGACGACCCAACAAACAACACGCCGAACGTGGCGGACATGGTGGAAGAATGAGCAAGAAAGTTTTCGTGGTGGCGGCTGGGCTTTCAGACCCAGGACTCAAAGGCAAACATCGCGTGACCAAAGAACGTCAGCCGGGTCGATACATCGACGAGTTGACGCCGACAGAGGTGGAGTTGACGCCCTATTACCACCGCATGGTCCATCTGCGCGGTGAGCTTCGCATCGTCGAGGGGAAAGAAAAAGAATCGCTGTTGCAGGCAATGAAGGACAATCCGCCACCGAAACCGGTTGCCGTCGAGCGTGACGAATGGGGCGATCCGAAATCGCCAAAGAAAGGTAAATGACAATGGGTTTCATCGAACTAGCAGCAACCCCGTTGCCTCCATTTGGCGGCGTGGCAACCGATTTCACGACCGGCGCGCAGATCAACCCGCCCGCTGCGAAAAAGGTGCTGATGGTCGGGTACCAAAACGGCGGAACCGCGCTGCCAAACGTTGCCCGCCGCGTGACCGGTCTTGCCGAAGCGATCGAGCTGTACGGCAAGGGAAGCCAGCTCGCGCTGATGTTCGAAGCGGCCACCAGGATTTCGAAGCGGCTGCCAGTCTACCTTTTGCCATTCCCGGAAAACGGCGGCGCCGCAAAGGCAACTGGAACCTTTACGATCACCGATGGCGGTGGTGGTGCGGTAACTGCTGGCACGCTCAACGCCTGGATTGCCGGCCGTGAATTCCGCGTTGGGTACCAGGTTGGCGATACGCCGACTGAAATCGGCGATGCCCTCGAAGCGTTGATTGCCGCCCATTACAACCTGCCGGCCACTGCGGTCAACGTCGCCGGTGTTGTGACTGCAACGGCGGTTAATGGTGGGCTCGGCGGCAATTCGATCCGCATCTCTGCCGAGGTTACCGCCAACAGCGGGATCTCGGTGGCGGTTAGCGCGGCCACTTTGACCGGTGGGATTACCGAAGGCGATCCAGCAACCGCGCTCGCGAACATCGAGCAGCAACGCTTCCACAACTGCGCCTTCAATTCGGCCGATGCGTCGAACGTCGTAAAGGCCATGACCCACATCAAAACGAAGTCCAACGCCCGCAACCAGCTCTGGGGGCAGTTCAACTTCCCAATGGTGGGCACACGAAGCGCAGGTGAAACCCTGGTCAATACGTCAATCAACAACCGTCGCGGACAAGTGCCATGGCTCTACGGTTCGGAATACACCGAATTCGAGCTTGCCGCTT